TGATGAGCCAACTACTGAAAAAGTTAGAATTTTAAAAAACGAAGATGGCTCAGACATTGAATATGGCTATGATGGATTTAAACATTATTATGACGATGTTTACGTTAAATCAATGCAAAAAATTGCCAAAAAGTTTAAGTCTAAAGTTTACAGAGGCAAGCTGCCGAATGGGGATGATGTTATGTACATGGACATTACTCCAGAGATGAGATCAGGAACTAAAGCCGGACAGCCATTGTATAGTGCTGCACCAGTCGCACCAGTTGGTGGTGGATTATTATCTAGCCAGCAAGAAGATAAAAAGCCAAGCAACAAATTTGGTTTGTTAGGAAGATAAAATGAGCGCTTTATTTGGTTACGTTGACAGATTTAGAAAATATCTTGACGAACAAAAAACAATGAAAGATGCCTTAGAAGCTCAAATGGGCGCAAAAGGTTATGCATCAATGTACGATACGCCTTACGACCGAGCGCAAGGATTTTCCACTGGATTATTGGCAAGGCAAAGATTCCCAGAGGCAAATCAATTAATGGCAAACGTAGCAGGCAGTCTATATGAACAAGGTCAAACTATTAAACATATATATGACGGTTTAACAAATGGATCTGATTTCACTGCTATACAAAGATATGAGGATATGTTGCGAGATATGCAAAGCAATGCTGACGCATATCGATATTACGACGAGCAAGGAATCACTCCAGAAATGTCTGCTGAGGAGATAATGAGTTTAGGCAGAAGATATGGCGAAGGTAATCTATTTGATAAAACCGACAAAGAAAGACGGAAAAAGAAATGACAATTACAAATTACAGCACACTGCAATCGACAATTGCTGATTACCTTAATCGAAGTGATCTAACGGCAGTTATACCAACGTTTATCCAGTTGGCGGAGTCGCAGATTAATCGCGATATTCGGCACTATGAGATGGAGGCCAGATCAAACGCGCAACAAGACGCTGGTGATGAGTATATGCAGACGCCAGCAAACTGGCTTGAAAACATACGCGCTCACGTTACAGGATCAGGAACGTCGCCTCTTGATCTAATATCAAGGCAGGCAATGGCAGATAAACGTGCTGGCGCTGAAGATACGACAGGCAGGCCGCAGTATTACGCTATGGCGGATGGACAGTTTCAACTGTATCCAACGCCGGATGCTCAATACACAATTGAACTTTTGTTCTTTGAAAAGATACCTGCGCTTGCCTCTAATGCCACAAATTGGCTTGTAGAGGAATATCCCGATATATATTTATATGGATCCTTAATACATTCTGCGCCATACTTGCAGGAAGATGCACGAACAACTGTCTGGGCGCAAATGTACGCAGCAGCAGTTTTACGATTGAACGAGAGTTCAGATAACGCCAGATACTCTGGATCTGGATTAACATTAAAAGTGAGAGGACTAGGATGAGTTTTTCAAATTTTTTAGAGACTGAGATACTGGATCATGTCTTTGCAAACAATGCGTATACGTCGCCGACTAACGTTTATGTATCGTTGCACACTGCTAATCCAGACGAAGATGCATCTGGAGCTGAAGTTTCAGGCGGTGGATATGTTAGAAAAGTTGCATCATTTGCTGTTTCTGGCAATACAGCAACAACTGATGCGGCAGTAGAATATCCAACTGCAACTGCTGGATACGGAACGGTTACTCATGTCGGCGTATGGGACGCAGCAAGCTCTGGGAATATGCTTGCATATGCGGCGCTAACTGCATCTAAAACAATATCGACTGGCGATGTTTTCCGCATCCCAACTGGTGACTTGGATATTACGCTAGACTAATATGACGTATAGAACTGGATTTGGCACTGGTAATTATGGCGTCCGAGCTTTTGGCTTAGACGGCGAAATTACTGATGCCATAGGTTCGACAACGACAGCGGCAACTACAGTATCAAGTGCTGAAATTGTTAGAGATGCCAGTGCGAGCGCAAATGCTTCATCATCTATTACATCGGCAGGAACGTTTGTAATTGATGCAACTGCATCTGTATCATCGACCGCATCTACAACTTCTGTTGCTGAGAAAATATCTCTTGGATCGGCAACTGTAAGTGCAAGCATTACAAGTGCGACAGCATCATTGCAGTTTTTAACTAATGCTGAGGCACACGTCATTTCAAGTGCGTCAAATACCGCATCGTGTTTACGATTTAGACTTGGGGCTGCAACAGCATCATCTAGCTCAACGGCAACATCTAATAGCCAGCTCGAGGCAAATGCAGTCGCACAAATTAACGCAGTGGCGGTAGTATCGCCAACAATAGTAAGAGTGCGATTTGGTGGGGGCAGCACAGTTCAAAGTGTTTCAACTGTTGCAAGCACTGGTAGAGAGAAATGGGAATTTGAAGTTGTAAATGCAGTTACTTGGAATGAACAATCTAAAAACAATGTCACATGGACTAAACTAGCCGCTTAAAAGGAGTAATAATGGCTGATACTAATACAACGACGTATACGCTGGTAAAACCTGAAGTTGGTGCGTCTGAGGATACTTGGGGAACCAAGATAAACACAAATCTCGATAGCATTGATGATTTACTAGACGGAACGACGCCGGTTACTGGTATCGACATCAACTCGGGAACGATTGATAACACTGTAATTGGCGGCACAACTGCTGTTGCTGGAACGTTTACAACTGCTACGGCAGCAACTGTTAACGCATCGACAACGTTGCAAATTGGTGGCGTTGCAATTACATCAACCGCAGCAGAGATTAATCTTTTAGATGACGTTACTGCTACCACTGCTGAATTAAATTATGTTGACGGCGTAACGTCTGCAATACAGACTCAGCTAGACGCAAAGGCGCCATTGGCAAGCCCGACGTTTACAGGGACGGCTAACGTGCCAACGATTGACTTCGGTGATTGGACAATCACTGAGTCGTCAGGAGTTTTACATTTTGCGGCAAGTGGAACAGTAAAAATGAAGCTAGACGCTAGTGGGAACTTAACAGTAGTCGGCGACGTAACTGCCTTTGGAACAATATAATGGCCTTACAAAGTTCTGGTGCAATTAGCTTAGCCAACATTGCTGGAGAGTTTGGCGGAAGTGCGCCTCACTCATTAAGTGAATATTACAATCAAGGTAATGCTCCTGCGTCTGGAGAGATACAGTTAGCAGAAGATTTTTATGGCACCTCAAATAGAGTTGCTGTAAATCTTACAATTGCGTCTAACACTCAAAATTATAACGTCTATACGCAGGCTGCAGCCAATGCGGCTTACGCTGCTGGAACTACAGACGTGACGTTAACCATTAATGCCTCAGTGCTTGTCGGATCTAATTCAACAGGATCTTACGCTTTGACGGTTCCAAGCAATTTTACATCTGGCGACACGGTTTCAATTGTTAATAACGGCGTTGTAATTGGTCGCGGCGGTAATGCTGGTAATGGAGGCAGCGCAGGTAGTGGCGCTGGTGGTAATGGAGGTGCTGGCGGCCCTGCTGTCTTCATTGCTTTTGCAACATCAATTACTAACAACAACACATTAGCTGGTGGCGGTGGTGGTGGAGGCGGTGGTTCAGGTTCACTTGGCGCTTACGTTAATAAGCAATATCAACGTCACGGTGGAAGTGGCGGCGGTGGAGGAGCTGGTTATACCGCTGGAAGTGGTGGTGCTGGTGCCTCAGGATCAAATGGTGGTGGCAGTGGTTCAGCTGGTAGCGCTGGTAGCAGTACAGGAGGAGGCGCTGGAGGCACAAGTCGTAACGATGGTGGTAATGGTGGTGGTCGTGGAGCAGGTGGAGGAAGCGGTCAAGGGTCGGGAGGTGCTGGAGGTGGCGCAGGAAATTATTTAGTAGGTAACTCAAACGTCACTTGGGTGGCTAATGGCACACGCCAAGGTGGCGTTTCTTAAACGAGGAAATTATGAATACAGTAACTGTGAAAATTGTAAATTTTGAAAGTCCAAATGGATCTTTAATTTGTCGTTTTGCTTCTGATACAACTGCGTCAAGTAATCCAGATGATTATCCGGCGCTTACTTATCAGCCAGCTTTAACTTGGCCTGATGCAAATACTGAAGCAGAAATTATGGAATGTGTTGCTCGAGCAGGGCAAAACGTTTGCGAAGAAATAGTCAAAATTGAAGCAATGAAAAATAACGATGGAAAAATGACAATCCTTACAGGGATGATAGGCAATACTCAAACATTTAATGTATCTGATTTCGTTGATCCTAATAATGAAAATACACCAGAGGTAGAAGTCTAATGAAACAAAAACCTTATCGAGCTTTTGGTTACATAGTAATCAAAAACACATGGACTGATGGTGAGCCATATCAGTCAATAGCAAAACCAGATGAAATATTTTGGAATTATTTTACAAAAGGCTCAATGATTAACAATGTTTCTATTTCTCCAACGACTCCTACTTATCCAGATTACAATGTAGGTGATTGGCATAAGATTGAAACTGACATTGATAGGACAGTTAAACATACAGTCAACGGGGATACTGTGGTTTGGTGTGTGTCTTCAAAACCTAACAATGATTATTTACCTGATTGTGAAAAATGGTTTTTAGCATCTGGAGAAACAACAGATTTATTGGTAGGAACAAAACTTATGTTTTGCCAAGGTTCCATTTCATTTAATGGGCAAACAGTTAATGATCCCACACAAATCAAGATTAGCAGCGACGCGACTCAAGTAACTGCAAACGAAGATAGCTTTGGGATTAAGTTTGTTTAAACATTCTAAAAAACTAAATATTGTTTTTCCTAAACTTAAAAACAAGGAAAGAAAAAAGATCAATCATTACGGTGTAGGAAAAATAAGTAATGTGCCTATGTTTGTGAGAAAAGAGCTTGATGAGTTTGACGAATACGTTGGCTGCTTATCTAGCGTTAAAGATTTTATTATTAGGCATTCGGTAACAGATTTAAATTTATTGACGCCTCATATTCATACGTCAGATCAATCGATAATCAATTTTTATATTGATACCGATGATGAAGTGACAACGTTTTGGCATGGTGAATTGGAGCGAGATAACCGTTTAACAAAAGATAACGGAAATACTTATTACGCAGTTAGGTGCGATCGAGATATTTATCCGGTCGATCGATTTATTGCAAAACCCCAAGAAGCATGGGCCTTGGATACTTTAACCGCACACTCAGTTTTGCCAAACTTGGAATCTGAAAAAATTATTGTGGATAAAAAATACAAGGGAAATCCATTAATGAGGAATAAAGATCTTTTTGAGCATACAAAAAAAATAAAAAGAAAAGTCATTCAATTTTGTTTCGACATTCCTTTTGCGGAATTAATTGATCGATTAGATGGCTAACATAAAACATTTTATTACAAAAATAAAAGGAAAATAGGCATGGCGCTTATTCCATTGCAGTTACCACCGGGTATTTTACGCAACGGCACGGATTTTGAGCAATCAAACCGATGGCGTGATGCTAACTTAGTTCGTTGGCATAACAATTCAATGCGACCAGTTGGTGGTTTTGTTACTAGAGTTTCTTCTGCTTTTGCAGCAGCGCCTCGAGGATTACACGCATGGCGAGATAATTCAGACGGCACACAAATTGCCGCTGGAACTTACAATAAACTTTATTATGTAAATGCTTCTGGTACTGTAAGTGACATTACGCCATCAGGTTTTGCGGCTGGAAACGAGGACGCGGCAGTTAATACTGCATATGGCGGAGGGCTTTACAACAATGGGTTTTATGGTGTTACACGCCCAAATACTGGCGTTTTCCAAGAGGCGACAACGTGGTCACTTGATAATTGGGGAGAATACTTAGTTGGATGCACGTCTGACGATGGAAAACTGTACGAATGGCAACTTAATCCAGCCGTTGCCGCAGCACAAATTGCTAACGCCCCGATTAACAACTTAGGGCTAATTGTTACTGAAGAAAGATTCTTATTTGCGCTTGGGGCTGGTGGCAATCCTAGATTGGTGCAGTGGTGCGATAAAGAAAACAACACATTATGGACGCCAGCCGCAACAAATGAGGCTGGAGATTTAGAACTACAAACTAATGGGCAAATAATGGGAGCAATTAGAGTTCGAGGCCGAACGTTAATTGTTACGGATACAGACGCACACGTTGCGACATATCAAGGCCCACCGTTTGTATTTGGATTTGAACGTGTAGGCACAGCAACTGGAATGGTGGGAAGAAAAGCAATTGCCGCAGTTGATGAAGGCGCGTTTTGGATGGGCGAAGATGCTTTTTTTGTATTTGATGGATCGGTTGCAAAAGAACTGCCCTGCGAAGTGTCTGACTATGTATTTAGAGATATTAACAAAAATCAAATTACTAAAGTTTATGCTGTTAATAACAGTTCTTTTGGGGAGATATGGTGGTTTTATCCAAGTTCTGGGTCTATTGAAAATGATCGATATGTTTCGTATGACTACCGAGAAAACCATTGGGAAATCGGCCAACTTGATAGAACGTGCGGTATTGATTTGGGAGTTTATAAAAATCCAATATGGGGCGATGATAACGGTAATTTATTTAATCATGAGCAAGATCCAGCAGTCGGTCATGGATCGCAAACTCCATTTGCTGAAAGTGGGCCTATTAGTTTAGGCGCCGGTGATCAAGTTATGAAAGTAACTAATTTAATACCAGACGAGGCAACTCAGGGCGATGTCAATATTACGTTTAAGTCTCGGTTTTATCCTAATGCTGCAGAAACGTCATTTGGGCCGTTTTCAACTGCTAATCCAACCGATGTGCGGTTTACTGGCAGACAAGTTAGAATACGCATTGAGGCGGCAAGAAACGCTGATTGGAGAGCTGGAGTAATGCGTATCGAGGCAAAAGCCGGAGGCAAGCGTTGAGATCAAATCCACCACCATTAGGCGGCAGTTGGAGAGAATGGGCAGAGCGCCTTAATAGTTATATTGCAAGAACTAAATCAAAGTTAGAGTTTAACTCTAGTGATGACTCAGCCGCAGATAACGGCGTTACCATGTGGAATGAATCAATTAAACACATGGTTGTTTCTGTGGACGGCGCCTTTCAGCCTATTCCATACGGCGAGAACTCATACGGTTACTTTGTAGATTTTACTAATCAGACTGCGTCTGGAGCCGATACCGCCACAGCAATAACTTACAACACAAGCGCATCTTCGCATAATGTGTCTATTGACGGAACCGATGCGAGCAAGATTGTGTTCGCCAAGTCTGGCATATATCGATTAAATTTTAGCGCTGAAATTACTTCAAGTTCAGCCAGCACGGTTACGTTCTATTTATGGCCTCGAGTTAACGGCGTTAATGTAGCCAACTCAACGATGGTGACTACGCTGCACAACAATGGGCAAAAGAAAATAATTAGTAGATCTGGTGTTTTTGATGTAAATGCCAACGATTATTTGCAATCAATGTTTGCCGTAGATAGCACAAATGGCTCTTTATCAACGACTGCGGCAACTTCATTTTGCCCAGCATCGCCATCCGTAACGCTATCTGTGGCGGAATTGTATGTGCCATGAATGTCACTGAAGAACTGGTTAGATGTAAGCAATACATTGACGATGCTCTTGATTATAGCGGTGGTACACATACTTTTGATGATGTTGTTCTTGGTGTTCTTAGTTATAGGTACCAGTTTTGGCCTCTTGACAGCGGCTGTTGCATTACTGAAATCATTGAGTATCCTCGCAAAAAAGTGTTTCACGTTTTTCTAGCTGGTGGTAGTCTTGAACAAATTACAGCCTTAAACGAGCCATTTGCTGAGTTTGCCAAGTCAAACGGATGCTCTTCATTAACAATAGCCGGTCGTAAGGGCTGGGAAAAAGTATTAAATAAACTTGGATGGAAATTTGAGTTTACAACGCTTAAAAGGGAGATATAAATGAGCGGCGGTGGTAAAGGCGGAAGCCGACAAACAAGCACTAGTATTCCAGAATTTGTAAAAGCCCCAGCAACGAGAAATATGGCTCGAGCTGAGGAAGCCCAAAAAATTGGCTATATGCCATATTATGGGCCTGACGTTGCGGCATTTAATCCATCTCAACAAGCGGCTTTTAACACGAATATTGGCGCGGCAGAGGCATTTGGCATGGTTCCACAAGGATCATTAACTGCAATGCAAGGAATGACTCCAGAACCGCAAACTTTTGCTGGAGGAGTGCAAGGTTATTCATCCGGTGATTTGTTTGACCAAGCTCTAAATGAGTTAAAAGCTAGAAGGCCGGGCCAAGTGGCACAGTATGACAAGTTATTTGTTGATCCATTTAGTGGAGAACAACCAGCGCCGTTAGGCCCACAGGGGCCAGCAGCTGGAAGTTTAGTAAAATTGGATACAATTCCATATCTACACAACACTCGACAAGGAAATTTTAAACCTCATTTTGCCCCAGCCCCAGAGGGATACGTCTCGATGGGCAACGGTTACGCAATTTTCAAAGGATAAATTATGGCAGGCTCCCCACAGGGCGGAATCCCTAACGTAAATCAAGCAGCAGCGCAAGGCGTATACGGAGCTGGGCAAGGTGCAGCGATGGAAATGGGATACGTTCCAAACCAAGTTAACGCCGGTCAGCTGGCAACAACTGATCTTTCGCAATATCAAAATCCTTTTACTCAGCAAGTTATAGACGCACAGGCGCAAGACGTACTGCGTAATGCTCAGATTGGATTTGGTAATTTAGGAGCGCAGGCGCAGGCTGCTAAAGCATTTGGCGGATCTCGACACGGAATCGCTCAAGCTGAAATGGGGCGTGGCGTTGCTGATTTGTTAGGACAACAATCTGCTGCTTTAAGGGCGCAGGGATTCCAGAATGCACAAACGGCAGGTCAGTTTGACATTAATAATCGAATGGCTGCAGACCAATTTAATGTTCAGTCAGGATTGTCAGGAAGTCAGCAACGGTTAGCCGCAGGCGGACAGCTTGGGAACATTGCAAATCTTGGTTTTGGTATGGGGCAGCAAGTTAATCAAAATTTATATGATCAAGGTGCTTTGCAACAGGCTGCACAACAGGCATTGATTGACTCTGCAAAACAACAATATGCAGGATACGTTGGCGCTCCAGCTAACACAATTAATTATGTATCTAATGCTGTTGGAGCTGTGCCTATGGGAGGCGGATCAAATCAAGTTCAAAGTGGAAGCCCAGGCATGGCTGGCACTTTGTCAACCATACTAGGTCTTGCAAAATTTGCTGGCTTCTCAGATGAAAATTTAAAAACAAATATTAAATATATAGACAAAACTTACAGCGGTGTAGAAATGTATACATGGGACTGGAACGAAAAAGCAAAAGAGCTTGGCATAGACAACCAACCGAAAGTTGGCGTCATTGCTCAGAAAGTATTGTTAAGTCATCCTGATGCAGTGTCCTTAGCTGACAATGGTTATTTAATAGTTGATTACTCTAAAATAAATTAATATGTTTAATCCATTTTCTAAAAATCGACCTAATCCTTATAACTCGCAAGGACTATTTGGCCAAATGACTATGTCGCCTTATGTTTCCGCTCAATTAGGTGGAGAAAAAAATATGAGGCCGGGTAATAGTATCGCGCCTCCATCTCCGGCTTCTTATGAGGAGCCGCAAGGCATTCCGTCTGGATTACTATCACCAGACGAACCAAAAGGCGGCCCTCTGGAAGATTATTCATTGGGGCAAGGAAATTCAGGTATTGGTTTGAAACTTCCATCACAGATAGATATTGGAATGCAAGCACCGAATGCCGCTGGATCAATTGGGTTGCAACTTCCTCAGGCTGGATTACAGCTTCCAGACGATGATGAAGACGGACTAGGAATGTTTATTAACAGTTTTGATTTTTAAAAAAGGTTAAATAATGGCGACCCAAGAAGAACTAATTCGCTTGCAAGCAGAATATGAAGAAAATTTAAAACGATCTCAAGAAATTGAAAGACAAGCTCAAATAACTAGAAACGCGCAGTCTGCTGAAATAGCAAGACTTGGAATGTTTGACGAGTTAGGTATAAATTCTTTTGATCGACAGTTTTATAAAAATGCCGAAGATCAGGCATTCCAAAACAATGCTATATACGGTCAGCAACCGCCAGTATCTCAAGAAAATCCTCCTGTGCCTCAACAATTTAATGGGCAATTAGGAATGCCAGTTAGTTCTGCTGGATTTAGCGGTAATTTGTTTGGTCAAACTCCGCAGCCAGCTCCAGTTGAAGATATTGCCAGCAATGGCGTTGGATTGTTAAATGAAATAATTAGCAAAAGAAGAGGAAAACTTTCATCTTCTAATCCAAATCAAAATTTTCAAACTCCAATGTTGCAAGACCAACAAAATCAAAATATTCTTGGTCAAGATGTAAATAATGCAATTCAAGCATTAGGATCTACTGCCAGTCAGGATCAACTTACATCAATGGATCCTATGCGCCCTCAAAGCCAAATGGAAATTGCTGCTGCACAGCAACCAAATTCTAATATTGCAGAAAAAATGCTTTCAGATAATCGATTTTCTCTTTCCTCTGGGGAAAATGGATTAGGATTAGGTTCAACAATAAAATTTAAAGATACAGACACTCAAGTTAGCGCAAAACAACTAATAAACAATCAAGAAAAATTAAGCAAAAATTATGGCTCGCCAAAGCATTATGAGAATACATTTGGAAATGGTGAGTTTATGCTTGCATTGGCAATGGGATTTAATAATTTAAGAACTTTTCCAAATGCACAATGGGGACAATTCTTGCAAGGACAAATGCAAGACATTTCAGCTCAGAAAAAAGCAACAAACAACGCCAATTGGTTTGTAAGTAGAGGCAGGGAAGATCTTGCAGAAGCTGTTTTTAACGGCCTACCAATGGAACAGGCTTTGGCAGAATACAACAAAAAGCCAGATGAAACTTTTAGGGAGCTTACCGCAGAAGAATATAAAGCAATGGGCCATGATCCACTTGTGAACGGAAGAATACAAGTTAGCGAAACAACTGGCAAAAAATCTGGTTTTGGAAGTAAGCCGCCTGTAACAAATGTTAGTGTCAATACTGGTGATCCTGCCACCTCATTTGGCAAAGAAATAGGCAAGTTAGGCGCGACAGAATTTGTTGAATTACAAAAAAATGCAATGAAAGCGCCAAGAGCAATAGCATCAATGAGTGCGATTACAAAGGCATTAGTAGATCCTACTATTTTTGAGACAGGGCCGGGTGCGGAACTGGGCGTTACTATATCAAAAATAAAAGAATTTGCTAGGCGATCAGCAGGATCATTTTTTGATGCGGATGGAACATTTAGGCCAACAACTAAAGATGGGAAAAAAATTACAGAGGCAGCGCTTATAAATGCTGCATTAGGATCATCTGTTTTTGGCGCTATTGGAGAGCTTGGAATTGGTGCAAGAGGATTAGATACTGTAGCAGAAAGGCAATTTTTACAAGAAGTTCTAGCTGGAACAATTGAGATGACGCCGGCTACTTTGTTGTATATGTCTTATCTAAAACAAAAAGTATTGAAAGCGCAAATGGAAGATTACAATACAAAATTTGATAATCCAAAAATAGCAGAAGATGCAGCAAAAGCAGGATTTTCTAGAGTAGAAATTCCTGATATGCCTTTGCCAGATTTTGAATCTCTTTCTGATGCAGAAAAATATCTTGAAAAACAAAGAAGGGCAAGAGGATTCTATCAAGCTCGACCTAATTCCGATGCTGAAGATGACTCAGAAACCTTTATTGATGAAGATGGAATTGAATACGATATTGAGGTAGTAGAATAAATTATGCCTATATATAAATTTACGCCAAAAGGTTCAAATGAACCTGTACAAATATTTGCGCCTGATAAACAAACTGCAATTTTAAAATTAAGGCAAGCCGACAAATCTCAATTTGTTAAAATGAAAATGAGAGCGCCGCAAACGGATTCTCCTCAAGTAATAAAATCTATAAGTAAACAAGAAGCTAGTAATGTGCTTAATAATATGCCAAGCGGTGGTATAGGCACTCAGTTTCTGGCTGGAGTTAATCAAGGTGTAGCTAATTTGGCTGGACTTCCAGTTGATTTGGCGACCGCCGGAATAAATAAAGTTGGTGGCGCATTTGGAATGGATCCAATAGAAAATCCATTTATGGGATCACAATATTTTCAAAACGTTATGGAAATGCCTCAAACATTAAGAGGTCAAAGAAGATCTTCTGAATATCAACCGCAAAGTCCGGCAGAAAGATTTGCGCGTCGAGGCGGAGAGTATGCAGGCGCAAGTATCATTCCGGGCGCTGCTGGTGTTGCCCAAGCCGCTAAAGGCGGTAGAGCATTATCAACTGCTGCTGGAGAGGCAGCCGCAGTTACAACTTCCGCAGGATTGGAGCAGGCAGCTGTAGAACAAGTAGAAAAAACTGAGGGCGAAATACCATCTTGGCTGCAAAGCATAATAGGAATGGGCGGCGCGTTTATACCGGGAGCTATAGGTGGATTTGCAAGAAGATCTCCAGCAAAAAAACAATCCATTTATAAACAAACTGCCAACGATTATAAAAAAAGAGCATCAAACCTTTATG